ATGCAATAGGGGGTGGGGCTTTTGAGGACCCCCCTCCCTATGCAAAAAAGAAAGAATGATAGAACAATTAATTTATTCTATGAACTTTTATAGTTTTTATTAATAACTTTTTTGTAAATGTGCATAAAATCGTTTGCAATGATTTCATCGATCGCACGTTCGATCTCATCATTGTTTAATTCATCACTTAATTGTTCTGAAGTATTGGCTATTCTTGCTAAATAATTGCTTGAACAATAACCTTTTAAGTTGTCATACATTAGCCAATCACTAAATTGAGTAAATGGATTATATGGATTGTCAATTGTTGTTAAAGCGAATTTCGCGTTGTTCTCAATTGAACTGTTCTTGATTTCAATTTCTTCTTTTTTCATCCTTAATACCACCTTTACTCATTTCCTTTTAATGCTTTTGAAATTGTACTAGCAGACATCCCTAATGCTGCAGCAATTTCTGCGTTTGTTTTTCCGCTTTGAGACATTGCTTTAGCTCTACTTATCATTGCTGGTGTCATTGTTTTTCTTGAACTCGGAGTAGCTCTATCCCTTAGTGCATCTGTATCCGTATGGTCCAGAACTTTTCTTAAAGTGTTTGCATGGATCGCACCAGCCTGAATTGCTTCCCACATTTTATCCGTGATTACAATCTCATTCCTCTGAGCCCCTACTCTCGTCCGGGCCTTAGTCAACTCTACCTGTCTAAGTTTCTTCTTGTCTTCCTTCTTTATTGATGGATTACTTTGAACCTTAGCTTTAAATTCTAGTGTTGCGATAACTTGAGCTTGTCTTTCTCTAGGCTTATTTTTTGTGGAGAGGTCCAGTTGGTTCTGTATCTCTGTTACCTCTTTAGCATAGGTTTTTGCTGCTTTACTACTATACTCTATGCCTTTGGTATCATAACTTAATTTTCTTGCCTGGTTAGCCATCGCCTTCATAGTATTTGCATAGGAGGCATATAGTTGTTCCATTGGACTGTTGTAATCTGAGATAAGAGTTCTTGCATCATCTGTTTCTGCCATCTTGGTCGATTGCGTTTTACGAACTTTCTCAACTACCGTAGTTACACCGGTTTTCTTATTGGTTTTTTCAACAGTGTAATAAGCTTTTGGATCAGTCTTATAAAGCAATGCACCTTCTGGCTTTGTTGGATCATAATCAGAACGACCTTTAATATTAATTCTTGGTTGTCCTTTTCTCCTTGGCACATCTTCTTCAGATTTAGCCATTGAGATCAACGTAGATGCGCCCATTGATTCTTTGCCGTCTTTTGTTATATGAAGCTGGTATTTTCTTTTAAGCTTTTCAATCTCGTTTTGTGCATAACTAGACTGGTAATCAAGTTTATGCTTTTCAGCATCAATAACAACCATTGAATGGCGAACTGCTTGCGCAAGTTCATCTTCGCTAGCACCTTTAATTGTCATGTCTGAGATCAAGTTAGAAATTCTACCCATTTCATTCTGAGTGTTCTTCATAACTTTAAATTCTAGGCCTGCTTTATTAAAGTAATGCTTATCACCATTTTTATCTTCGTAAGTCTTACTTGGATCACAACCATATTTTTCTTTTGGATCAAATCCTTCAAGACCTTTTAATGATTTGCCATTATTGTTCTTAATCCTTATAGTGCTGTTTGTTGGAATAACCATAACCGTATCGCCATCAAAGTCTGCTCCAGAAAGTTTTTCCGCAACAGATGCATTGATACCAACAGCATCTCTAGAATTCTTTCCAATCATGGCAATGCCATCTTTTTGCTTATTGTTAACAGTTAAAATTGGAATTTCAAATTGACCACCATGAGGATAACGAACTAAAGCAACTTGCTCGCCATCTTTATAATTTGGAGCATAAATTTCGTTATTTTTCATTGATGGTATTGGAAGAATTACCTGAAATTTTTGTCTTGGTAGAGCAGCAGCGGTTAAATGAACTGCAGATGAATCACAGTCGCTGGCAAAAGAGTCAAGATAGTATTTCTTGATTGTATTATTCTCAAGGCTCATAATATCTTTTAGCTCTTGCTGCTTTTCAAGAATAGCTAAATTTAACTGTCTCTTAGCAAGCTGTACGCTTTGTTTTGATAAGAACTGCGCAGAAAGAGTATCCTTCCAGTTATCCCAGTCACCTTCATCCGCTCTGCGATTTAAAAGATTCAGATGCCGATTTCCATCCTTATCATAATAGTAAGTTTGTCCACCTTGCTCTTTATCTTTTATTAACGAACCAAACGGATTATCACGGTCAATTTCTTTTGTAATTTTATCTCTCTTTACGTCTTTTAATACTTCAAGTTTAGGAACATCTCTATGTTTATTGGTATTAAATATAACGTCTATACCAGGAGGAAATGAGTTTTGATCAATGGCATAAGCAGCCATACCCTTGATATATTTTTCGTCATCAACAAGAATCCTTACTTGAGCATAATTCTTTTCACCAAGAGAGAGATCCGGTACATTCCTACGGAGTTCTATCAAACCATCTTTATCTTTTCCACCATCTTCAGCATAACGAATCATTAGCCTACTCGAATCCATAGATTCTGGATATTCGAATTTCTTCTTAAAACCATCAATACCATTGTTGATGGCTTCATAATCCTTTATCGCCTTTATATGTTCGTAAGTGTAAAAATCTTTCCAAGTAGCATCAGGCATAGCTACAACATTCATTGTTGTCTGTCTTGATCCACTTGGATCTGTAATGTTAGGAACTCTTCCTCCAAACGTTTTATAACCTTCACCTTCAAGAATATAAACTGCGTCATCAAGTTTAGTTCTTGTAACATTAAGTTCTGTTTCTACGCCAGGACCAATATCAATCATAGCCTTTGGATCATCTTTGGCTAGTTCGTTAAGACGCTCTTTTAAAAAATCGGCAGTCTTTAAAGTTACTTCAATGTTTGCTTTTCTTGATGGATTTAATAACGATCTAACACTAGACTCATTTTGTAAACCCATCTTTCTAGCAATCTCAGAAGGACCATAACCAGCATCTCGAAGTGCTTCTGCACGATTAATCTTATCCATTCTATCGAGATTCGAAGCAAGAGTAATTGCATGACGGTATTCTGTAGTAGACATTTTTAATATCTTTGCTACAGCTGTCTCACCTTTAAATGTTTTACCATAATCCGGATTCTTGATCTTTTCACCATTCTTAATAATGTATTCTTCGTTATCTGTGTATGTTGGTTTCTGTTTTCTTAACTGCGCTACAAAAGAGAGAAAGTCTCCAGAATGTTGAAATGGCGCATCTCCAGATCCCCAAGGATATCTTCCAGAACCAGGAGTTCCTTTAATATGGTCTGTTCCATAATGCATTAAAAAATCGTCAAGTGACGGTTTCTCATTAATCATAAATATCAATTAACTCCTTCCTGTTCTTTCACATCATCGAGAATCTTACTGAAACGAATAATTAAATCCATAACCGGTAATATCTCTTCTGGTTTCGGATTATAAAAAAGAACTTCGTTTCCTTGATAGATTCGAAGTTCCATATCAATCTCACCAGGTTTAAATCCATACTCCAAACAGAATAAAGCAGCATAAACTAATAGCTGATCTATCTTTGCTGGAATTTCACCAGTCTTTAAGTCATGGATTCGTAATATCATTCGATCTGTGCCGCGCTGTTTGCCAAAGTAAATAGCATCAGCAGTGCCGTAACAATTAATCGAATAGAATAAAGGTACTTCCGAGTCCATACCATAGCCAATAGCATCATTAACAAAAGCATTTAAAGCTTTATTGGATTTTGGAAGTCTTTGCCTCAACTTTATGCATCTAGAAGCAAAGTCATGAAGCTCTGTTCCTTTCGCAGCAGCAAGTTTACTCTTAAATACAGATATCAATTTTTCATCTGTATAATTCAGCCAATGGTAACTGGATGCACTCAAAAAGGCATGTGTGCCTTCAATCGCGGAATGCTGATTCCATTTCATTTAAAACACTCTCCTTATTCTCCGGATAAATAAATCTAGCAAAAGACATATTGTTCATGAGCTTGACTCTATAGTCCTGGTTCGGACGATGCGATGCATGCGCAGAACGTTTTACTTCTAATGCTGCCCAATGTTTTCCGAACAAAACTAAAAGATCAGGAACACCTTGAATCAAACGAGCATCAAGCTTAATTACAAAGCACCCTTTGAATCGTTCCTTAATATCTTTTACTAGATTTCTTTGAAAGTTCCTTTCTAAAGTATCAATACGATTATTCTTTCTCTTTGCCATGTTGTTCACTCTCCTTTAAACCTGACAAAACAAAAATAAAAGGAGAATGCGATAAGCCAGCACAAACATACAAAAGTCGGCCTTTTATCATTTCTCCTTCATAACAGGGCATGGAATTTACGCGAAGAGATTTTTAGTCAAAATATCTTTTACTGAGTTCAGATAACCTAATAAAACTTGAAAGTAAAACTGCCGTCAAAAATCAGTCGATAATGTGCTCTGCACAAATTCACAAAAATTTTCTTATATTTATATATATATTAATTTTTCTTTTCGCATTAATTAATAAAAATTTTTGTGTTTTTGTGCAAAATGCTCTAAAAGCCTTTAAAATAAGGCTTTTTCGTTACACAAAAATTTTTTATTTTTGTGCAAAATCACAAAAATTTTGTGAAATTTTCAAAAATTCAACTTCAAAAATTTCAATTTCCAAAATATTTTTGTGCAGAACACAATTTTTGTGTATAAATTTGTGCAAAAGTTTTACCTAATTTTCTTTAAATTTTATGGCTAAAAATCGCAAAAGAAAGAGTCAATGCTCTTTCTACGGTTCAATATCCAAGGCTTCGAATCCATTTCGCAAAGGCTTTTGGATTCCAATAAGTTTCATCCACATAGCCAAGATTATTCTTCATAAACCACTCGAAACATTCACGAAGAGTGATCTTATTTTGCTTGAATTCCCTGAATATCTTTTGATCGTAGGTAACAGCAGTTGACCCTTTCTTCAATACCTCTGCGTAATTAGGCATGAAATTAATATAGCTTTCTATTCATCAGAAACAGCAAGTTTACCTTCAGACTGGAATTTCTTCTTCCAAGCACGTACAGTCGACGCAGATAAAGCTGCACGACCGGCAATCTCAGAAACAGTCTTGCCTTCTTCTAAAAGAGCTAATACGTAACCTTTCTTCATGCTTCTCTGTAAATCTTCAGCAGTTGCAATTAATGTCTTCATTTCTTTTCTCCTTTCTGACATTGAATATCTTTTATGCTTCGGCGTCGTCTTCTTCATAAACAAATATCCATTTATCGTCTGCTTTTGTCACTATACCTAGTTTGTATAGTTTTCGACAAGCAAGTTCTGCAAATGCATATTGACCGCCGTTTTCAAAATCTGGATCAAATATCTCTCTAGCTACAAACTTAGCGAAATCCATCAAATCTTCGTTACTTGGTTCCATTTAGATATATTCTCCTTTCTTGTTCTTCTCCGAGTAAATATCAAGGTCTCCTTGTGACTGATGGCAGACAAATTCGAAGTTCTTTTTATCGAACTTGTTCTTGGCGTACTGATAATCTTTTGTACGTTCACAATTCCCATCATTCAGATACTTACAGCTCTCTCCAGTGCAAGCGCCATCTTTTAGTTTTCGCTTAGCGTCACAAATATAAATGAATTGATCGCTCATATTTACTCCTTATCGATGACTTGTCCAAGAAGATCTTTAATCTCTTTGTTATAATCTTCATCTGGCTGCCAATCTTCTGCAGTCTTACCAAGCGGAATATCATTTTCTTCAGGTTTATCGATCTTATTCATCAATTGAAGCATCTTTATTCGAAGCTTCTTTAAAAAATGACGAGGCCCTAGCCATTTGACTAGAGCCCCTTTAATATCAGAATCAAGCGCGAAATCCAGGACGGCAAGACCTATTACGCATATGCAGAGAAACACTATAGTAATAGAAATCGTCACCACAGTAAGAAGAATTGTTCCGAGAATATCAATGATCATAATTGTTCAAGATCCTCTCTTGTTTCTGCCTTCTTTCTTTTTGGCCTTTGGATTGGATGTTCTTTTAATTTTTCTTTATAAACTTTAGTGCACTTACGGCGTTTTGTTGAAGTCTTCTCAGAACAAGTAGCATTCTTTACAAGTTCATCGATTTCATCTTTTGTATAGCCAAACCTGTCATATGCAAGAATGTAAAGGAAACCAACTTCTGGATCCTGTTCGGCTTCGACAAGCTCATGAAGTTTTAGAACATCTTCATGCGTGTAATTTGATCTAAAACCGAATTCAAGTAAGTACTCCATTAAACCCGTATAAGTCCAAGGAGTTTTTTCCAAATATCTTTCGATTTCAGTACCATAAACGCCTCTATAACGAAGAAGTAAATACAAAACAGCCTTGTAGATGTTTGGTCTAACACCGTCTTCACGAGTAACTTTTTCTAAACGTTCACCTGTACCTGTGTAATTGTCTAGAAGGATTGTATAATT